TGTATCGGAGCTTTTCAGTCTCATGAGAAGAGTGGTGAATCAGGATCCCTCGAGGATCATGCAGATCCGGAATCTTCTTACAGAGCATCCCAAGATGATCATCTTCTACAACTTCGATTACGAACTTGAGATACTTCGAACCCTTGATGTAACCAAAGCCGAGTGGAACGGTCACAAACACGAACCGGTTCCGGACGGAGACGAGTGGGTATATCTCGTTCAGTACTCCGCGGGGTCCGAAGCGTGGAATTGCATAGAGACAGGAACGATGGTTTTCTACTCAGCCAACTATGCATACCGTAAAACAGAGCAAGCAAAGGGCAGAATTGACAGATTGAATACGAAGATCATTAACTTGAATTATTTCTTTCTGAGATCTTCAAGTTTGATAGATCGTGCTATTTTTTCTGCCCTTTCCGAAAAACGCGACTTCAACGAAAGAGCCGCTCTCAAGGCGTTTGCTTAGGAAGCGCTTTTGTGATAAAAAAACTATCACATTGGGATACTTTCAAAAAGTGAATGTCTTGCCATAACCGCAGGTCAAGCCTATTATTTGATGGATGTGATACTTTTATTACTAGTAATAATAATAATAATAATATATAGAGAACGTACATGTGTAAAAAACTGGGAAACTTCTGAAACGGTTTTGTCTTTGTCTTTTTATCACAAGGCCGTTTGAAGCCTCGCAAGTTTTACATGCCCTTTAATGAAAGGAGTAGAGTATGCCTGCTTGTAAATCATACATATTCTCCTCTTTTTCTTTTTCGCGAGCTTTACGCCAGTTCTGCCCGCCATACTCAAGGAGCAACCATGGCACTAGCCATTGTCGAGGATCTCAAGAATTTCTTCGAAAGCCACACCACCGAACTCGAGCACGCTGCGCATGCCGTCGAGGCCGTCGAAGCCAACCCGGCCGTTCGGGCGCTACTCGTATCGGCGCATATTCCTGACACGCTCGTTCAGGCACTCGCCGACATGATCCAGAAGCTCGATGAGGAGCTAGGCGCCAAGGCTGCCAAGCACGCACAGGCCGTGGCCGACGCGCATCAGGAAGGTGCCGCCGAAGTGAGAGCTCAGATCGAGTCTGAGAAGCAGGCCGCAGCCGCCGCTCAGGCCGTAGCCGATGAGCAGGCTGCTGCTGAAGCCGCCGCTGCCACTGCCGCCGCCGCTGCCGCCGCCGCTGCCGAAGTCCCCGAGTCTGTCCCCGCCGCCTAATCAGGCGTACAAGTAATACTCATCATCGTTCAAGGAGAGGCATCAGAACAATGATCATCGCAGACACGAACGAGTTCCATCCCCTGATCGACGCGAAGAAGTATCGCGACGCCAAAGAGTCCGACGGTACGAACCATCCGATCGTCATCATGCGCGCCACGTACGGCACATCCCGCGAGGACCTGCAGTACACCAAGAGTTTCGGTCAGGCCCGGAACGCCGGTCTTCTGATCGGTCACTACGGCTACATGGTGGCTTCCGAGGATGCCCACACTCAGGGCGTCTTCTTCGGTGAGATGGTTCTCAACAACGGAGGTCTCAAGGCCGGAGATTCGATCTGGTGCGACGCTGAAGAAGGTGGCGGCGATCAGACTCCTCGAGTCCAGGCATTCCTTCGTGCAGCGCACAAGATCCTGCATGACAACCACGCAGACGAGGGTGTCTACAGCGGTGCTTCGTTCTGGGCCACCCAGCTCAAGTCGATGCCGTCGACGCGTGCACTCAGGTGGGTCGCGGCTTACGGTCAGTCTGACCCGAAGCTAGCCGGCGAAGACCTCTGGCAGTTCACCGACCACCATGTTGTAGATGGTGTCTCCGGCCCGTGTGACGCTTCCATCTTCAAGGGGACGGTCGAGGACTTCAAGAAGCTGGTCATGCCACCGGCTACGCCTCCGCCTCCAGTGAGCTCTGGTCCGTACCGGCACGAGGTTCACATTCATTCGACGAGCCTCGACGTTCTGGCTGCGGGCCGAAAGACCACCTTCGACCACATCGTCGAGCTTTCCCTGCAGCATCTCGATCCGAACCACGTCGCCGTGTTCAACGCCTACCTGGCCCTGCGCAGGGCCATGCGTGATGTTGGCGCTCCGTCTCCGGTCATGCCGATCGGATTCGTTTACTTCACCTCCAGCAAGTAGGAGGTCATGAGCTAACGTAGTCTGATTCTAGTATCCTCCAGGTCAGGTCTTTACTAGGGTCAGGCTACGTTAGTTATTCGCTTAGAGAGGAAGCGAATGAATCTGGCAGAACGAAAGTATCAGGAAAGTATTATCAGGCGTCTTCGCCGAACCTTTCCTGGTTGCGTCATTCTCAAGAACGACGCTAACTACCTTCAGGGAGTTCCAGACCTCTTGCTTCTCTGGCGAGAAAGATGGGCAACTTTCGAAATCAAGACTTCGGAACGTGCGCCCAATCAGCCAAATCAGGAGTATTACGTTCTCTTGATGGACGCTATGTCTTTCTCTTCTTTTATTTATCCTGAGAACGAGGACGAGGTCTTCCATGCTCTTCAATTCGCATTTCAGACTTATCGGTCAGCACGCGTTTCTAAGCGCCAGCAAGTATCACTGGATCAACTACGACGCCGACAAGCTGACCGAGGTATGGACGAACTCCCAGGCAGCCAAGCGAGGAACAGAACTTCACGCTCTGGCTCATCAACTAATTCGTCTAGGCGTTAAACTTCCTAAGACGAGCAAAACACTGAACATGTACGTGAACGATGCCATCGGTTTCCGAATGATGACCGAGCAGCCTCTCTTTTATTCAGAGAACTGTTTCGGTACGACCGATGCTATCTCGTTCACGAAGAATTTGTTGCGTGTTCACGATCTCAAGACAGGCATAATTTCAGGCTCGATGCATCAGAACGAGATCTATGTTGCAATGTTCTGTCTTGAGTATGGAGTTAAACCAGGAGAGATCGAGATAGAAACTCGCATCTACCAGGATGACGAAGTCCTGGTTAATTCTCCCACGACAGATACCATAGCCCACCTGATGAGCAAGATCGTGGTCTTCGATCAGCACATCGAGCGATTGAAGAATGGGGGTTAACGTGAACGTGTTCGACGAAAGCTGTCTAATACCAGATGAAGACGACGGTATACTTCACTACGGAACGCCGCGTCATTCGGGACGTTACCCCTGGGGTTCTGGTGGCGATGATGTTGCGCGAAGTAAAAGCTTTCTAGGCTATGTCGAAGAGCTCAAAGGCAAAGGCATGTCTGAAGTTGAGATTGCCAGAGCCATGGACATGAAGGTTTCCGAGCTAAGAAATCAGCGTTCAATTGCAAAGAACGCTGCTCTCGCATCTACCATCTCAGAGGTAGTGAGGCTTGGCGAAAAAGGCATGTCTAATGTCGCGATTGGACAGCGCCTGCGCATACCAGAATCGACTGTCAGATCACTGCGTAAGCAGTCTTTGACTGCGAAAACTGACGTTCTGAATTCAACAGCCAACCTCCTGAAGGACAAACTTTCAACAGGTGGGTATCTGGATGTCGGCGTTGGGTCAGAGAGTCATCTCAACATCAGTTCTACGAAGCTTGCTGCAGCCGTCTCCATCCTGAAGAATCAGGGTTACGTGGTTCGCAACATCCAGATGCCACAGCAATTCGGCAAAGGCAAGACGACGTACAAGGTTCTCGGTCCCCCTGGATCTGAGAAGACTTACATCGACCCTGCTCAGATCAAGACCGTCGCTGCATACAGTGAAAACGGCGGAAAGAGTTATAAGGACATCGAGCCTCCAGTCAATGTTAGTTCCAGTCGTATCGGAATTAACTATGCGGATCAGGGAGGCGCCAATGCTGACGGCGTCATCTACATTCGACCCGGTGTTCCAGATGTAAGTCTTGGCGGTTCTCGTTACGCTCAGGTCAGGATCGCTGTCGATGGAACGCATTACCTTAAAGGCATGGCCATGTACAAGGCCGATCTGCCTGCTGGTAAAGATCTCGTGTTCAACACGAACAAGAGTGACACTGGTAACAAACTAGATGCGTTGAAGCCTCAGAAGGATGAACAAAATCCTTTTGGCGCTACCATTAGGCAGATGCATTACAAGGGCGAGGATGGCAAGATGCATCTTTCTCCCATGAACATAGTGAACAAGGAAGGCAACTGGGCAGACTGGTCAAGAACTCTCTCCAGTCAGGTCCTGTCAAAGCAAAGTTCTGTCCTGGCCAAGCGTCAACTCGATTTGGCGCTAGCAAACAGGAAGGACGATCTCTCTGAGATCATGCGTCTGACAAACCCTGTAGTCAAGCACAGTTTGCTTTCGTCGTATGCTGACAGTGCTGACTATGCAGCCGTACACCTTAAGGCAGCTGCTCTTCCGAGTCAGGGAACTCACGTCATTCTGCCCATTCCGTCGTTGAAGGAAGGCGAAATCTATGCGCCTAACTACACAAACGGACAACGTGTAGCACTCATCAGATTCCCGCATGGCGGTACGTTCGAGATCCCTGAACTAACCGTTAATAACAGGAATACTGATGCGCGAAAGTCGATAGGAACGAACGCTCCAGATGCAGTCGGCATTCACCCCAAGGTCGCAGAAAGACTTTCAGGTGCCGACTTCGATGGCGACCATGTCCTGGTAATCCCCAATGGAAGGGGAGAACTTAAGACTTCACCGCCGCTTAAGGATCTAGAGCACTTCGATCCCAAGATAGAGTATGCGCCCTACGACGGGATGCGTACCATAGATGGTGGCATATACCATGCGGCAACGCATTCTGTAGACTATGGAGGTAAGCAGCCTTCAGGTCGTGCCAAGCAGCAGCAAATGGGCGATGTCTCTAACTTGATCACAGACATGACGATCAAGGGCGCTAAGCCAGCAGAGATTGCTCGAGCCGTCAGGCATTCAATGGTAGTCATCGATGCAGAGAAGCACAACCTGAACTACCGTCAGTCTCGCATAGACAACGGTATCGATGCTCTGAAGAGAGACTATCAGGGTATCAGTGATAAGGGTCGACTCGCTGGTGCATCAACCATCATCTCCCGTGCAAGTTCAGAGATTCGTGTACCACAACGAAGACTCAGGTCAGCAGCAGAAGGCGGTCCTATAGATCGTGCTACAGGCAGGCCTGTGTATGTCAACACTGGTAAGGAGTTCGTTGATAGACATGGTAAGACCGTGCGTCTCACCACTGCATCGACGAAACTAGGAGAGGCTGCAAACGCTCGTGCTCTGATCTCTAGGGCTTCAATGCCTATAGAGCATGTCTATGCAGATCACTCCAATGAATTGAAGGCCTTGGCTAACGAGGCACGTAAGGCATCCCTTACCACAGGTTCAATGAAGTATTCACCTAGCGCAGCTAAGACATACGCTAGTGAAGTGTCGCGCCTGAACTCAGCTCTCAAGGAAGCACTATACAACAAGCCACTTGAGAGGCAAGCACAACTCATCGCTAACACTATCGAGCGGGCAACGCGTGCATCTAATCCTCACCTAGACCCCGCCGACCTTAAGAAATTGAAGGTCCGTGCACTCGATACCGGGCGTCTTAGAGTGGGGGCACAGAAGTATCAGATAGAGATTAGCCCTCGTGAATGGGAGGCTATCCAAGCTGGTGCCATCTCGAGTAAGAGGTTGAGAGACATACTCGAGCACACCAACATCAAAGAGATTCGTAAGCTAGCTACACCACGTACTGCACCTGTGATGACTCCATCTAAACTAGCTATAGCTAAGGCTAGGATCGATGCTGGTTATACACAGGCAGAAGTAGCTGCGTCTCTCGGTGTCCCTGTCAGTACGCTGAATGCTGCGCTTCGTCGTTAGGAGGTGACCATGCCAGCCAACAGCGAAGAGTACATGTTGACTACTGTTGACAATCCATGGGATCCATACACTAACTACGCTGAGTGGTATCAGTTCGATCAGCAAGCTGGTTACGACACTCCGGGTTACCTAGCACGGATCGCAAATTGTAGTTTGGATCTGTCAGAGGCTGACCTCGATAGTGCAATCGAAGCAGCCATTGACGAGATCGTCGACTTGAACATCAATGGTATGTACAAGAAGGCGTATCCACCTGTAGCTGCATGAATGCTGAGAAGTGATGGGGTGTGGGGGGGGTCTTCGCAAAATATACCCCCCCTATGCAT